TACGCCCCGTACCAAAAACACCTGTAACTGTCACGCTACTGTTTACTGCTACCGATACAGTACCAATACGCCCCGTACCGTAAATACCTGATGTAATAGCATAGGTGGGAAATGCCGAAATCGGCAGTGATGAGATCGGGTTAAATCCCAGCATTTCCCTGCTCCTAAGTTACTGATTAGAACGAGGTAGTAGAAGTGGTAGCGGATTCAGTCCACTCTACAGTCACACCAATCGACAGTACACCCGCAGCGCCCATCAAGGTAAGGTTGTTGATGATGATACCCTCTTGAGTAGCCAAAACAATCGGAGTATCTCCGTTAAAGTTTTCGTACAGGATAATTTGCGACGCTGGCTGTGCTACAAGCGTAACCGGAACAAATGCGGCTGCAACAGCAAACGCTTGAGAATCCAATGTACGAGTACCAGCGGTCAAAGTACCAGTAGTAGCAATACGCATATCACCAGTAGCAGCCAACTGTGTGGTCGTCATTGAGGTGCGTAGCTTGTTGTTGTTACCAGTCAAGGTAGCAGCCGCGCCACCACTGTCAACCGCGCTAAATGAACGAGCTACATACGCACCATAATTTACCTGCTGCGCTGTGGTAAAACCCGTTGTGGGCATGATACTAAGCACTATGCGCTGGATAATTGCAATTTGCGCTTGGCCTGCGCTGCCTGCCACAAAACGCATAGAGAACATCGGCGTATTTGCCGCTGCCACAGTGTACGCGCCAGTTAACAAACTGACTGAGTATGAACCCAGTTGCTCAATAGGCCGCGTAGTGACACGCGCCGCTGCATACGTTGGGTCAACCGTCATTAGGGTTGTACCGGAAACTCCAGATTGAATAATAGCCATGTTAAGGACTCCTGTTAATAAAGTTGAAGAGCGATTTGACGAGGCCCGACAACAGGCCCACCATTGGTTGTAGCAACGTACACGTTGATATTGGGGGTAGTACCTAGTGCTGCGGACACCACTAAGCCGTCCATCTCCAACTCATCTCCAAGTGCATTGATACTAGCGCCAGCGTTACCAGCATACACGATAGGCTGCGCCGCACCATACGCGCTTGCAGTTACATATCCCGCCGCACTCCATAGTGTTGACGACACAGCGACTGAAAAATTTTGGCTAAACACAGGAGCCCAATCCGTTAGGAAAATCGTACCCTGTACAGACACACCGCCACTTGTAGCACTAGCAAAAGAAACCGATGTAGTGGTGGATGCGGTTACTGTGTACGTACCGTTGTAGCCTGTAGGGGTCATACCGACTACAGTAACCTGTGAGCCAATTGCTGGAGCAACAGCTAAGGCATATGCCCATGTCACAGTTGCCACTGATCCCGTACCTGAAGCACCGTTAGTAGGGAATGTGTAGTTATTAGCAAAATTACCCAAGTTAACCGTTACGATTTGTGAAGCCAACGAACTGCTAGTTGCTACAGATGGCGTACCCGCTATGGTTCCAGAGAACGTAGGAGAAGCAATCGTGTTGTTGGCATCCTTCATTAGGATACGGTCAGCAGCAGCGTCAATGTAAACGTACTTAGTTCCGGCGGCAAAGTTAACTGCCGCACCAGCATTGCTGGATGCGTATACCGTAGTACGGGTCAGTGTATTACCGCTTGTTGCATAAGTACCGAGACCTACTTCCCAGTCGGTAGAACTAATGATGGCGTAATAAGTAGTGTCGGCATTAGCCATCACTGAGCTAAACGCAACAAAATTCGATACCGCCCCGCCCAGCGACACTGCGCCAGTACCAGTAGTGGTAGTCGTCTCCTGAACGCGGTCTTTAATAATGAGTGCCATTTAGCTCTCCTTATTCGATGCGCAGAATCGCAGAAGTTGAATTTGCAGTGGGGAAAATAACATTGAACTCGCCGCCAGCTACAGTTTGATCCGCGCCAAAGTCAATAACTGCAACAGCCTTGTTACCCTGCGTAGAGTTGTAAATCAAAGCCCCACGAGCCGTAAATGTCACGCCCGACCAAGTTGACGGGGAGGTAAACGAAATAAACGCTGTGGTTCCAGTAGAAGTTGGAGTAACAGAAACAGTCAGCGTATTTCCGCCCGCAGTGTAGTTTGTGCTGGATACTTCGTTAGAGGAGCTATACACCGTAGTAGCTGCACTCAAAGTAGCAGAACTTGTGTATAACGCCATCTTAAACGTATTGCCGCTGGTTGGGCCAAAGTTATGAACAGCCTGCAAAATTTCAACTTTGAAACTTGTCGGCATTGCTTGGGTAATAGCCATAAGGGAACTCCTCTAATTAGCTGATCTGATAAGGGCTGTAGTCGGGCCATTAACAGGCATGGTGATTGTAAATGTAACTGTCGAAGTTTTATCTGCACCAAAATCCAATACAGCAATGGACTTATTACTCTTGCTTGCATTGTAGATTAAAGCGCAACGGGCGGTCAAGGCAGATGTCCAAGATACGTTATTCCAGTTTGCATAGGCCACATAGCCCGAAGAACTGATAGATACCCCGGTCATGGTCTGCCCGCCAGCCGTATAGCCTGTACCTGAGACTTCATTGGTAGCGCTATAGACTGTAGTAGCTTCAGTCAAGTCAGCATTTCCCGTATACAGAGCAATTTTGATCGTATCTGTAGATAGGTCATGGATAGCCTGATAGAGCTCTTTTTTGAAGCTGGTAGTTTGTGTTTGGACTATGCTCATGTAACCGCCTGCCTAGGTTGCCCAGTACGGTAGGAATCAGTCAGTTGTTCACCATTACCTAAATTCTTAAGCATTCCAATTGCTTCTTTAAACTTACCGTCGTACAAAGCAATCATGTCTTGCTCACCCTTCATAAAGGTGTAAGCTTCTACCAAAGAGCCATACAGTAGCGCAATATCAAAATGGTCGCTAAGCCAAGTATTACCAGCCGTAACAATTGACTCAGGGTAGTAGTAATAGTGCAGTTCTACGTTGTATGCTACGTCTGGGGTTGGCCCAAGCAAAAGAGATAAACCTTCTGGTCTGCCATACTGCGCACCAAAAATTGCGTAGTATTTTGGCTTACCTGTATCACTAGGATTTGGGTATGCTTCACGGATAAAGTTTACATCTTTATCTAACAAGTACAAATAATCACCGCCCGTTGTATAGACAGCAAAGCTATGCATTGAAAGAAAATCGGACGGAGGGCTAAGGTATTTAGTGCTTGGACTAAGCGTACTTGTGACGTTTCTCCGTAAGTTGGCAAGTTGCACCAAGTTATAGACACGCTGTTCTGCCTGCTGAATAAAACGATTAATCTGCTCCGTAGACGTTGAAGTTAGCAGCGCTGTACCAGTCCCAGAACCGACCCCTGTAGCGGTAAAAACTACACCCACGGTATTGGCAGAAGCGCCAATTGATGTGAAGCTGGTTGTGCCAACTGAGGTAATTGTGTAGCTTGATCCAACAGTGAAGCTTCCAGCCGTATACGAACTTGCAGTAGTAATCGTCGGAAAGTTATTTTCCGTGTAAGTCTGTATCGCTGACGAAAGCTCAGTGTAGTTCATGCCATTGGGCCTCTTGCCATCACGCCTTTGGTTGCGCAGCCAGTACCACGGATTTTGATACCAGTTGTCTTGACCGGTTCATTACCAGCGGACTTGCTGATGTTCCCTACACTAATATCGTAGGTGTCTGCCTTGCTACGGTTAGGGGGGGAGCCGGGGTTTGTGCCAAATTCTTGTGGAGCTTTAGTCATTGTTTTTCCATCCATCGTATGTGGTTGTGCGTAAACAGCAGCAGAGCCAACTTCTTTGCCACCTTTTTTCATACTATAGGCCATGATTTAACCTGATTTCTGATTATTAGCGCGGGACATATTACGGCCTACACGCATGCGGTCTTCACTGGTAGGGCCACCTTTTTTAAGCTTCAAGGACGTACCCTTACCACCCATATGTTTTTGAGCGTCATGTTGTTTAAACGCTTTTTTAATCATGGCCTTGTCTTGCGCCGTGTCACTTTTCATGTTCTCTTTAGCCATCATGGACTCCTATGAAACCGTTACTGTTACTGTACCAACACTTGTGGTTCCAACCAAGTAATTGGGTGTTAAACCTGCATCAAAATAACTAGCCCCACCCACCGGGTTCCAGCCCCATTGAATGTCCCTAGACCCCCCAGCAGGAAAGCCATTAATATCTGTGCCAGACGTAACGTAGGATACATCAGGGCGGGGTTCCCGTACAGCCTGCGGATCATCCACCGGATACAGCCCCAATGATAGCTGAGGTTGGTCTGGGTCCCAACAGGTAGGACAAACTTTAATCTGGAATAACTTTGTTTTAATGACCTCTTTTTTGAGTTCACTAAGTTTATATCGTTGCCCACACCGATCACACTCGGCAATTGAGTATTTACCAGAAGAATACTTACTAGACATGCCTCACCTCAATAGAAGAGTTGCCTCGGCACATATCGGTCCGGTGCTTTATCTCTATCTTCTGTAGAAGCCGAAGCCCACTGCTCCTCATACTCGTTCTTCAAAAACAATACCCGCTCAGGAACTGCGTCAGGACGCTTGGCTGCGATGTAGAACGCCAAACCTGCGACCATACAGGGGATGAACCTAAACGGAATATCCTCAATGTTTACGCCGTTTCCTGCATCCTGTATGCGACGCAGCCGCCAGTAGACAAATGTGTAGTCCCCGCCAGCATTGGGAGTAGGCCACACGTTTATGCAGGGAAGGTTCTGGACATAGATCGCCGCGCCGGATGTATGCGCCGCTGCTGTAGTGCCGTTTTGCCCACGAGTACAGTTAATTAGGTTATTGCCATCAACGTTGGTATACCCAATCGTCTCAGAGTCAATCTTAATGAATCCAGTAGTAGTTAACCCTGATGCATCACTAACTGCAACAGTGGTTGATGTGCTTGTAATAGAGGCGCTTAGGGTAACGGTAGTAGCGTTGGTCTGCGCTGTTTGTCTATTTATCCATACCTGAATAGGCCGTCCATTTGTCAGCTTATTAGGGATCGTAGAGTATGTAGACTCAGAAATACGGGAGATATTGATATCCGTTTGATTGCTAGCTACCCCGTTGTTTTGCCGAATGACGTGATCTAGTAGGTCAATCGTATCAGCAGGTAAGGGGTAAACAGCCTGTCCAGTTACCAAGGATATAGCGCCTTCTTGGATAGTCCACAGGTTAATACCCCGATTTGCCCACTCAATCGTTAGAAGATTTAATGACCTGCGTGCTGTACGAAACTCATAGCCCGTACGTACCTCAACACCAGCCCGCTCATACGCTTCCTCAATGATGTCATTGAGGTCTAAATTAAACGCAGTAGTACCGGTGGTGTAAGCCATTTACTTCGCCATCCTCATGTTGTCGATAAGATTAGGATAAGGACGCCCTGCTTTTTTAGCTGAAGCCTTAGCTGCTGCTTTTTTCTCAGGAGATAGCTTTGTATGTTTCTTTGCAGGGTTGGGTTTATCCCACACTTCTCCACCCTTTTTGTACTGGGTAAAGTCAGTGTTATCCCTACGGGCTTTCTTTACGCCTGTAGGCATCTTGGATGGGGCAATATCGCCCATGCCGCGTGAAGCTCTCATCGCTTATCCTTAACACATTGTGCCGCGAGTCTTACCGCGCTGGGCAATACCATCACCACGACTTGAAGCAGAACCACCTTTAGCCATCTTTTTTACCGAACCACCGTGTTTCATACTCTGTCCTCGTTGTTTAAGAAAATCCGCTATAGGCATGGGTTGAGGTAGTTCTTGAGATTTTGCTTTAGCCGCATTCTGTCGATCTACAGTACCCTTACCGCTTTCTTCGTAAGTTTTGCGGCCTTTATCGCTATCAAGAAACCCGCTAGCATCTTCATTCAAGCCTTGATTAGCACGTTTCTGCTCTATTGTGTTTCCATTTTTGCCATAACTAGCATTTAATGCTACATACGGCGCTGGCGCAGACGTTTCTTCCTTTAGTTTGGTGTTGTACTTCTTCCCACCAAACTCAAATTCTTTATCACCAGCATCGCGGGCTGCACGAAATGCTTTACCAAATGCAGATGTAGCCATTACGTACTCCTTAGCAGGCCATGCCGCCCTTATTCATTTTGATTTGTTTGGCTTTGGTCTTGCCTTTAGAAGCAATGCCATCAGCAGATTTATGCCCGCCAGCTAAGCCACCACTAGCCATCTTCTTAGCCATGCCGCCTTTTTTCATACCCATACCCATACCACCGCCCATAGGAGGAGCAGGGGGAGCGCTACCCATACCGCGTTTTTTAGCAGCCATCATAGCCATCATCTTGGGGTCCATCTTTGTAGCCATCTCACCACCTCGTTTAAAAGTTTTGCCTTTATCGGCGTTGCTGAAATCTTGCCCCACAGACTGTGGGACTCCTGCCTTCTTGGCAAACGATGGGTTGTGGGCCACCGCTTCCATGAAATTATGTTGTTTTTTACTTTTCGACGGCATCGTCTTTAACCCACCGTTGTACGGTATTGGTTTCCCAGATACGAATGCCCATCCAAATAATAGTCAATACGCCGCCAATAAAAGTTACCATGGGAGTCATCCATCCTAAAAAACCACCAAGGCCCATTACTACGGCAGCGCCGTCAGCCATTGTTTTTACATCGTTTGTATCAGACATATCAGCACATCCGTCCTTTGGTTTTACCACGTTGAGCACAACCATCAGCCCGTTTGGACGCGCTAGATACCTTGCCGCCTTTTTTCATGCCTTCATCAAGAAACTGCATTTTGCTAAAGTCCCTTTTTGGCGGCGCGGCATTTTTTGCGCTTATTTCATCTTCCTTTGCGGCTCTTAAAGAAACCAATTTTGGTATATCGGGAGCGGGAGGATAAATATCAAAACCTTGTCTTCCTTCTCTATCAAAACTTTCTCTAAGTTGTTTCTTGGCGGTGTTTGAATCCCGCGTACCCTCTTCAAAACCATAATCCTCCGCTTTTCTTGCCAGTTTGAGGTCAGTGTCTTCTTGCTTACGTTTTAAATCTTTTGCATATAGGGCAAGCTTAGTTGGTTTAGTGTAATTAGTCATAATTTACTCCTAGCAGTTCCAAGCCCGTAAGCTTTTATTGATACGGGAATTCGGGTCTTTTGCCGTCTTCTCGCTGGTAAGTTTCTTCTTCATCCCAGTCATCCTTGCGCAAAAGGAGTCGCGCCTGCTGCCGCCTTCGGGCTGGGGAGGTTTCAAGTTCATGCCTTGCTTTTTGGCTGAGGCTCGTCCTTTGGCGTTCAAGCCGCCCTTCTCGGATTTGCCTTCCTTGCGCTGCCATGCTGGGGACTTAGCCATAGAACACCGTAATACCGGTAATAGTGCCAACGCTGAGTGTGAGATACAACCCAGTAGAAGCCAAAATACCTTCACCGGGAATTGTCACACTGAAAGTAGTAGCCTGTGCAAGGCTTGTTAAATCCATTGTGTACAAAATGTCCCCAGTAGCACTGCCGTTTCTGATTTCAAACGTGACTGCTGTAGAAGCTTTTTGGGCTACAACAAAACCTTTAAGGCGTGTTCGCCCAACATAGTAAGAACCCGCAGCACTAAGGTGTGCGCTTTTAACGTCTGTCTGTTGCATAACTAATCTCCTATAAAGCAGGGGCCGAAGCCCCCGAGATTAATTACTGCTGAGAGGCAGATGGGTTAGCTGAACCGTCAGAGTCGCGGACAATGTACTCAACAGTAACAGTAATCGTACCGGCAGTAGCGTCAGCAGTAGCTGCGGTAAAAGTACCGTAAATGATTGCATCAGTTGTGCCAATGCTGTCATAAACACCTGAAGTAGCCGCTGCAATGGTGGCTGGAGAAGTCTGAACCGCCGAAGTGCCGGTGTTGACCGTAGCCATGTATAAGTTGGCAGTGCCGCTGCTACCGATGGTAACGCCGCAGTTAGACGCGCCAGTCAGGGCAACATTAACTTCTAAGCCAAATCGAAGAATCTTAGCGCCAGCAGGCAGGGTGAACATCTGTTGTGCTGCGGGGCTTGCCAAAATAACCGAAGTAGGAGCCGTATAAGTTTGGGCAACAATAGTTGCACCTAGATTGCGGATGGTTCCAGCGGTAGTACCGGTGGTGTTTTTAACAGTGCCGAGCAGCCAAGGGCCGAGATGAGTTGCGAATCCCATGATAGATATCCTTACATACAAGTTAAGTGCATCAATCGGTATGTCGTCTGCCGGGACAGTTTGATGCACCGGAAGGCCCGGTTAACTGCAATATACACTAAAAAGAAAAGGGGCACAAGGCCCCTTTTCTCTACCCTTTTAGGACGAGCCCGGCGAACCGAACATACCCAGAGGATCAGACCAGCCGAAGCTGTAACGTTCACGAGACTTGTAACGGACGTTGCCAGTATCAAAGTCGCCGTCCATGCTGTTAGCCAGCGGAGTACGGACGAAGTGCTTCATACCGTTAGGTACATCAGTAGTCAGATACCAACCGTTGTTATCGGTAAAGTAGTGATTGATGGTGTAGCCTTCAGGGATCGAACCATTGTTCTTAATGGCGTTGATATCGTTGTCGGTAGTGCCAACGCGGAGGCTGGTTTCCAACAGACGGGTAGCAACGAATTGCAGAGCAGGAGGAACAATCAGCTTCTTGGGCTTAGCTGCGATCAACAGACCACGCTCATCAGTCCAAGCTGCGATCTGAATAACAGCGCTTTCCAGCGAAGTCTCATTCAGGTCAGCAGCGGTAGCTGGGCGATTGCTGTTAACCCCACCAGAGATCAAGGGATGCGAAGCGCTAAACAACGAAACGCCGTCACCGCCGACATAAGCCGAGGAGAAGCCATTGTTGATAACAGATGCAGCCTTAACCTGTTTGGTGTACGCCATACCACGGGCCAGCGATTTGGTGTAACGAGCGGACAAGCTGTCATACAGATTGTCTTCGATTGCCTCTTCCGTCAGGGAGAAGCCCAAAGCAATGGTTTCGTGGTTGTAGCGTGCAGTCCAAGCTTCTTGAGCATTGTCATAAGCGATGGCAGAACCCTCACTCTTGACAGGTGCAGCAGAGAAGCCAGATAGCTTGGTCTCTTCTTCGAAGGAACGCTCAGAAGTCTCAGTTTCGTAGATTTCTTTGTGTTCTTCTTGGTACGTTGAATACTCCAAACCAAACAATGCATTTAGTCCGGGGAGCAACTCTTTAAGTAGCTGTGCGCGTGAAATAGCCATTTTAAGTTACTCCTTTAAGCAATGCTGGTAGCAGCATAATACTGATGCTGACCAAAGTTAATCTTGACCAAAATCTCTGGATACTGCATGAACACGATGGTCGTGTTCAAAGTAGCAACAGGAGCTTGGTTCAAAATAAACGTGGTAGCACCGGCAGCGGCGGCGGTGTCAACAAAAGAACCCGCAGAAACGTAGTTTCCAGAAGAGTCCAGCGAACCAACATCAGTGCCAACTGGCAACGCGAACGGCAGAGCCGAGCAAGTTACAGTAGCAGTAGAAATGCTGGTATAGGTTGCAGTCCCAAGGGAAACAGCCGTATCAGTCACCAAGCCAAGCACGCGAACGGGCAAAGACGAAGTGGTGGCGGGAGTATCATTTGGAGCCAAGATAGCATTCTTGGAGTTGCCAGTTGCGGTGCTACCTGTGTTGTTAATCATAGCCAGATTTTGGCCGATCATAGCGCGAGCGCCAGAAGCAACAGCGGTAGTAGCAGAGCAAACAACGCCCTTGAACACTTGGTCAGGATCGTCAGCAACAATAGCCACTGCATCACCAGCCGCAGTTGATGCGGGCCAGTATTGCTGAAATTGCTTTTGTTTTGTGACGGGGTTGGTAAACGAGCATCCCAAGAAGATACCAGTTTGATTACCTGCCGTGCCAGTAGACACAGACAAGCGCACGATTTCACCACGAGACAAACCTACGTAATCACCGTAAAAAATGTTCGTGCTGTAACCGTTAGTGATTGGATATTCACGAGTAGAACCCGCAAATACCTGACCGCCGATCAGGTTGATCGGCTTTAGCCCGTAAGGGGCATCAATAACCGGATAAGCCATAAAGGACTCCTAAAAAATTAAATACCTCTTCCAAAACTCGTCGAAGACTTCCGCTCTTTAAACATCGGCATCCTCGGATCGCTTTGGCGCATCATAGTATTGTCTACAGCTTCCACTTGCATTTGTGATTGTTTTGCGAAATGCGCATCACGTTGTTCAACAAATTCTTGTGGTGTCTTGCAGAGCAATAACCCGCCGACCTCAATATTGTCTTTAAATCGACTACCGGGATCGACCATTAACTTAAATCTAGGCTGCTCTTCAAGGCCAACTGGTTCCCATCCTTCCCGGAGCTTGCCCGAGATATTACGAGGATCAGCAGTATTTAAAGTAGAAACCCGAATCCACCTGTACGCATAGCCCGGCTGTTTATCAGGTTCTGGTAGCAATTCTGCTTGCATCCATTGTTTAGGACGCTCATCCATTACCCGTGCAGTCATCTCGCGTTGTAATCTGTTCTCAGCCATTTTTAGGCCTCCAATTTTGAAAATTCACGAGCATATTGCTCGTTGGTTAATCCAAGTTTTTTAGCCAAAGCAACCTGTGACTTGGACATCACAACTTGTTTCGGTGCGGTGCTGCGCTTTGCAGGCGCTACTACCGTACTTGGTCTTGTACGTTGAGGCTTACCGCCATCATCGTTTTTAGAAGATGCAAATTCTTCTGGGAATCTGCGTTGAACTTCTTTGTCAATACTGCTGAAATATTCATCAGTACCTACGAACGCTTTACCATACTTAGCAGCAAGCTCCTCATGGAATCCTTCGGCATACTTGCGCATTGCGAGTTTATCCGACGCTACAAACCAAGGGTTTCTGGACACCCAGTTTGCCACTTTCGGGTCCATTTGCTGGCTAACCTGCTGCTGTGTGGTAGTTTGTACCTCATTTTCGTCCGTTTGTACAGTAGGGCGGAAATTTTTAGCCTTATCTAGTTTCATTTCCGCACGCATCATTTCCCGCTGCGCAAGTAATAGTTTGTCAGAATCACCTGAGTCGTAGGCCTCTTTATATGACCTCTCAGCCTTATCCAACTCCATTTGCGCGGAGCTTTGATACGTAGAGATAAGCTCTTTTTCTCCATTCTGGAGTAGATTCTTTAGCCTACGATTCTCATCAAGGATGCGCTGCGTAGCCGTTAGAGCCTCTTGCTGCTCTCTAAATGCAGCTTCTTTAGCCCTACGCTCATCGTGCCAAGCCTTTTTATACTGAGTAAATTTCTGCTTTACATTCTTAGAATACTCAGCGGATTCGTCGGCTTTCTCAAGGTCTTCCTTGATAGCTTCCGGCAACGGATCAATATGCCTGTCTTCTTTGGGAGTATCGTCAACGATTTCGACTTTAATATCGTCCTCGTCCTCCTCAATAGTAATTTCCAGTTTCTCTTCGGGTTCAATCTCGTCGGGAAACTTATATTCTTCACCTTTAAATGTAGCCATGTGCGCTCCTATTTGCGTTTAATTCCCCGTGGGTCTTCTACAACACCTTCGACAGAATCGTCGTTAATAATGCGGAATTCACGGTCATGGATGAGTAGTCGAGTGCCAGCGTGGGGCCGAACCAAGACAAAATCACCTTTTTTGCACCACGGTCCTGTTGGGAACCTAGTTGCATCTTTGTAGCAGTCTGGGCCTAAATCAACCACGAACAGTACTGTAGTCAGTAGCTCCTCGTTGCGCATAGTCTCATCTGCCTTAACTAACCCACTACCTTCATACTCCTTCTCAGCTTCTGGGATCGCGCACAGAATCCGATAACCTGACGGTACGGGTAACTGTTTTGCTTTCTCTTCTGCCGCTTTGTGCATCACGGCGGACAAGTCCACTGCTTTGCTTAGGTCGATATCATTCATCGTCGAACTTCTCCAGTTGGTGTGTGAGGTCTGATAAATAAGAGCGGGCGGTGAGCAGACCTCTAATAACCCCACACATCTCGCAATACTCTTCAAAGCTCTTAGCAGATTTTGCTGCTAGAGCCTCTTCGATATGTTTGACTCCTTCGTCAATCCGTTCGTTAATGATCTCGAGTAATTTGTGACTCTCGTACATCATTCACCTTTCTTCGCGGGTTTCTCCGCTTGTTTCTTACTCTGCTTAGCTTGTGTTTCTCGCTGTGCTTGAGCCATCTCAGCTTGATGTGATAGCTGCTCTCTGTGCTTGCGCATATCTAGCCCAGCTTGGAACCCAGTAGCCTCATGCTGCTGCTCATGCTGCTTGTTTGCCGTCTGCTGCTGTAGTGCTAGCTTGGCTCCTTCGGTCTCTTGGTTAGTCTCAATGCGTTTAAGCTCAACCTGAATCTGCGCCATCTTGGCCTGCGTATCTGCTTGGTCCTTAGCCTGCTTGCGCTGCAACTCACCTTGCTTGATCTGAAGCTCTTGCTGCTGCAACTGAATGAGCGGGTCTTGCGACTGTTGCTGATTCTTCTTCTGTTGAGCTTCTTGCTGGTGTTGCTGGAGTAGCTGCTGCGCCGCTTGTGCTGCCATCTGAGAGACCTTAACCTCCATCTCTGGAGACATCATGTTCTCATCTTGGTCATCCTCGTAGGCCGGTAGGGTCTGACCCATCTGCTGCTCCATCTGCTTGCGCATCTCCATACCCAAGTGGTCCGCAATGTGTGCTGACCCCGCCGCCATAATCTGCTGCGCCATCTGTGGGTTCTGGCTTACCAACTCTTGAATGTGCGGGTCCTGCGCCATCGCCATGTGAACCGCAATGTGAGACTTATGGTCTTGGTACAAGAATGCCTTGACCGGCTTACCCTTGAGGATGTTCATGTTCTCCGTCACAGGATCACGCGGCTTCATGTCGTCCTCTACGGGCACGAGCTTCTGGTAGTTCTTGATGCCAAGGACATCTAACATCTGACGATGTAGTACCGGTAGGTCATACAACTGAGGAGCCGTCTGCGCTAACTGAAGAGCCGCCTGATACTGAACAACCTTCTGAGCCATAGTAGTGGCGTTAGGGTCGCTAACAGGGATAACCTCCACCATGTCGTAGTCCGACTGCTTAGCCCGACGATCACCCTCTTCTGGGTCGTAGCTGTAGTCTGGCGGGGTGTAGTCACGGATGATCTCTTTGAGGAGCTTGAACTCCTGCTTCATCGCGTAGTGGATGCGTGCCTGTACAGCACTCATAGTCTTCAAGCTACGCTCAAGAATAGCCAGCGTAGTGCCTACCGGAGCCTGCGCAGACATGTCCGACGCACTCAACTCAGAAGAGCCAGCAAAACTACGTCCCTCTTCGATCATCTGCCCCAGCAGGGCCATCAGCACTTGGCTAGGCTCCTTATAGGGTAGGGGCATCAGGTTATCCCTGATAGTGCCGCTAGGTACGTCTACGTCGCGGAACTCCCCCGGCGAGATAGGAGTGTCATCACCTTTCGTACGGAGACCACGAGTTTTAAAGCCACCGGGTAGATTAGATAAAGTGCCAGCATCAACAAGCTGGCGCAAGATACTAGTACTAGATTTAGAGTAAGCGCCAATAAGGTGAATAAGGCCAAAAGCGTAAAACCCAAAACCCGGAATGTATGGGTAATGCACAAAATGAGCCCGCTTCTGAGATGTGTCATCCTCTGGCCTCCAATTACGCCGTATCGCTAGTACCTCTCCAGTGCCCTTCTCTAGCGTAACAATATACGGTAGAGCAATGCCTGTCTTATTACCTTTATCATCCTCATGCTCGTAGCCCTTGAGGTCTAACTCAACCTGCATCTCCAAGAGCTTGAACCGGTTATCTTCAGTAGCGCGAAAACCTAGCTTCTCTGCGATCTTCTTCTCTACATCGTCCATCACGGTAAGAGGATCACCTAGGTCTACATTTCTGTAGAACCCATCATGCTGAAGGCGGCGTAGGTCGTTCTTACTCTTACGCATCACGTGCGTAACCCGCTCCGAGGACTCAATGCTTGAAGCGCCGTATGGCACAACCACATCCTCAGCTGGTACAAACATCGACACCTGACGATTTAGGTTAGGGTCAAAGTACACCTTCTTGAACGCATTGCCCGCCAGACCCAAGCCCCAGAGCATGCGCTCATGCTCAGGCCTAAACTCAACCATCACGTCAGTTAGCTGATAGTTCATGTCATTCTGAACACGCTCAGCCGCTTCCTTTTTATCAGAGGTTTCTTTACCGATAATCTGTGTCTTGACCGGTCCCGCAGCGGGGAAGGTAGCCATCATGGTCTCAGCTTGAAACTTGACCACAGCCTCTGCCAGTAAGGGATGGTAAACGCCACAAGCACCGGGCCATGGCTCCATGCGTTCTTCTAGTTTTAGGCCAAGCAACTGTAGGCCATCAACGTATGTTTGTATCCAGTCCTTGCGACTAGAAATATCTGTTTCAAAATCGTCAATTAGGTTCCCAGCTAATTGAGTAAGGTCACCCTCACTCATTTCCTCAGCTAAGTTTTTATTAAACTCTTCATCGTCTTCTTCAGACTTCTCCATATGTAGGTCAAAGCCCGGACCTGAGATATCTACTGCTTCTGGGTCTTCAATTATGATCTGAAGCGGCTCTTCCTCATCATTATTGATCTGGTCAAGTCCTTGAGGTGCAGCGTACAACGCTCTGTCCATATTAGTAGCCATTATTTATCCTTAGTAGTACGCCGCTTTTTTGCGGAACTTGTACATGAAATCATCCTCCGGTTCATCCGAAGGGAGACGTAAAAACCCACCTTGCCTAAACCTTAATAATGCTAAGGTAGTCGAGTCTACCAAGTCATCGTTCGCGCCACTAGGAAAGTCGTTGCATTCCTCAATAACTTCCTTGGCCCACCTGCGGTCTGGAGCCCATACTATCCCAGATGCAAACAAATCACTAACCGCGTTGACACGCGCAATTTTATCTTGCCCTTTGCCGGGGGTAAACTCCCCCACGGGCACGCCCATCCGCCTAAACTCTTGGTACAGAGCCGAGCCGTTGGACTTCTTCTCGACCATGAACGCATCAGGTTGCCACTCTTTATACTCTTCTAATACTAGCTTCTTAAGCTCTGGATACTCCATCCGCTTCTTAATAGCATTAAGCAAGATAATGGCAAAGTTATTAGTTTCTTCGTTAAAAAACACGCCCCAAGTCGTTAAGGCGTTGTAGTCTGCCCGGTTATTGGCTTCCTGTGCCGCATCTAAGCTCATAATAGTAAACTCGCAGACAGGAGGGGTTTCCTTCTCCCAAATCTTCCACCATTCCCGCTTAATTAGCGCACCCTCTTCTGATACAGGGTTCTGCATGTACTGGGCATTCCAGTAACGCACGTCCAGTCCAGCCTTCTTGGCAAGCAACTCTTCTACAGGCCAGAACTCAGGCCAAAGCGCTTCGCCATCATCTTTGATAGCAGGGAACTCTACTACTTCCCATTGGTCCACACCTTCATCTCGTCCCATCTGGGTGACAATCTGACCTGTCAAGTCCAGCTTACTCCACCTAGTCATCACAACGATGATTGCACCCCCCGGCATAAGGCGCTGGAGAGGGCCAGACTGAAACCACTCCCAAGCAGGAAGAAACACATCGGGTCTTCCGGTTTTAGCTTCTTGTTCAGAATGAGGATCGTCAATAATAAACAGGTCAGCACCGCGCCCAGCAAGAGCGCCACCCACACCAATAGCAAAGTATTCGCCATTAAAGTTCGTCCCCCATCGTGATGCAGATTTACTGTCTGCTTGCAGTTCTATTTGCGGAAATATGTCCCGATACGGCTCTGAACCAACCAAATTTCGCACGCGCCGACCAAAGTTCACAGCCAAATCGGCTGTGTGGGACGACATAATGATCTTTTTCTGAGGGTATTTACCTAGAAACCATGCTGGGGCAAGGTATGAGATGAGTTCGGACTTACCGTGACGGGGGGCAATGTTGACAATTACTCGCTTCTTCTTCCCAGCGGCAATGTCTTCAAATATTTGTGCCAATTTGAGATGATGCGGACCCACCTTGTAGCCGGGGTAGACGTGTTTAACGAAGTCAAGAAAGCTCTCCTTGCCCAAATTCTGGGTTATTTGGGTGTCATAAGACTTTAATAGCTCAAGAACCCGTCTTTTCTGCTTTTCTGGCATTGCAGGGACGGCATTTCGCAGCTTAAATAGCTGTTCTGGGGTTAATTTGAGGATTTCACTCATTATTTTCGGCTTCAAGCCTGACTATTTCCCTAGCTTCTACGTCTATAGCTTTGTCTTCTAGTATTCCTAGGGTCTCAAGCAGTTCTTTTTCGACCTCTTCAAGGGTTTGTACCTTATGAGTGACCTCAGTACGCTTCTTAAATGCATCCACACCGTCTACTTCACCTAGTTTTCCTAGTGCGGCAATGCGTGCTTTGGGGTCTTTGGCATTTTCTACCTCCATCACCAGCTTATTAACTACGTACATCTTCAAGTCTGATAGCTCATCGACTATAGATACGTTCATCTGGGCAACCATGCCTGCTAGATAAGCAAGGGTTTCATTGGGGTACTGAGCAAAATTGGGTCTATGCCGAGGATCATTAATCATGTCCTTGGCTATTTGCTTTGCCTGCTCCGCATTATCTTGTGTGGGAGCAAGGGGGTCGCCTGTTAAGTCAGACATCAACTTAATCACGTTGGCGCGCATCTCTAACTCCTGAGCTGGGGATAGCTCTGGAAATGCGTCTTTGGCATTATCAGGTAGAGGAATGTTCTCCTCGATGTTAGGCACTAATGCAGTCATGTCGGAATATCCGTTGGGGGGGCCGAAGCCCCCATGTTCACTTATCGCTTACAAAGTCGTTCAGCTTTCTAGCCCGTTCCAAAACATCAGCGAGAGTAGGCCAAGTGACCTCTTCGTTATGCGCTTTCTTTGCATGATATTCATCTTCAAGCATAGATTTAGCCAAATTAACCATAGAAAAACGAAGTTCAAATGCGTTCATGTGTGTACTCCAGTGTGTAGTAGCGAAGGTGCTACAGGGCCACTATAGCACTTTTGGAATTTTTTGTAAAAAATTTTTTTACATGGGGTTTTGTTTTTGGGGTGGGGGGTGTTTTGGAAAGGTGAGGTGTTATTTGTGCATGTTCAAGGGTATGGGGGAGCGGGAGAGGCTCATTGCGCGTCTTGGGGGGTGGGGGTCGCCCATCCACACGCCAAACTGGACATATACCATGGGTTATGGCAATATGTATTCACTACCAAGCAGTTCGCAAATGGTAGGTGAAAGGACTATATGTTCAAGGCAATCTGGTTATGGCTGACACACTACAAAGTGTGTGTCATGTGGGAAGACGTCAACGCAGTGCACTATGCCCGCACATACGGCGAGGCAATGGACTGGGCACGACAGTATCCACGCAACGATGTGATGGTGCTGATCGGTAAGCGTACCAAGCTACTAGCGGCACGGGGCAGCTGGTAATCAACAGGGGCAGCGCAAGCTGCCCCACTAACCTAGGAGAATGATATGACCGATTTTAACTACCAAGTTGTAGATAAGCGCACAGGGGAAGTCATATGTGAGGATATCGCATATGCCCCGCTTGAAGCGGAGTATAAAGATAGTGGACATCTCTACTATATAAGAAATGCCGACACCGGCATTGAGTGGGAGATACCGGGCGCTGAGTGGGATTAAGGATCGGGGCTTCGGCCCCTTTCTTTTGGCCCATAGATACCAGTTATTTTTGGTCGGGCGAGACAGGCGCGTGAGCTGAAAAGCGCGCTATCCACACGCTAAACTAGACTTATGCCACACGTTGTGGCACTATATATTTATGTCAGGCAATAGTGCTTGGCATATTAAAACCGTCTCGAAAGGACACTATCATGGCAACATCAAAGGCCGTTTCCGCAGTTTTCGAAGATCACGCAAAGAGCATGCAATCCCGCATGCGGCAAGCACGATTAGAACGTGACGCTATCAAACGCGCACGACGCACACTGACTCCACTTCTTAAGTTAATCGGGTTCGATGATCTTAAGACGAATAGCGTCAGTCTGGATTACAACGCATACAACGATAGGGTTACTATGCGGCTGTACATGTACGACGTCGAAGGGTTTAAATGCGACGAAGTAACTGCGCGTTTATGGGCACTGGAGAATTGGAAAACAATTACTAAACAGTCGGTGGCTGAATATCCTAGCGCATTAAATCGCACGTTCCACTATAGGTACGAAGACGGTATTACGATATCGTTCGATGTGTACGTTAAGAATGACAGTCCAACGTGCCGCAAAGTGGTAATCGGTGAAAGAGCCGAAATCATAAAGGAATATGCACTCCAGTGCGACTGATGCACTGACTGGAAAAGGCGGCGCGAGCCGCCTTTTTTTGCGCCCTACGTTTTGATACCAGTTATTTTTGGTCGGGCGTGCCATGCGCGCGTGGCTTAAATACCGTCCTATCCACGCGTGAAACTTTACTTATAGCCCTTGATTCGGTAA